TTCGTTTGAATATTCTGTCCGTATGAAACGTACAATATCTTTACTTCTAGCGTTCGTTTTGAACATTTTTGCAATCCATTTTGTCATTTTATTTCTTTCTCTTAAAACGATAAAAGGGATGCAAAGCATCCCCTCAGTTAACTAAGCAAGACAAGCTTACTTGTACTCTGTCCATGTAGTTGGGCATTTGTTTGAATCTCCTTTGGGGGGTGGTTCACTTTTATTTAGGTAAATGATGCTGTCATATGTTACAAAAAGTAATGTTATTTATGCATTACCGCTAGAACTTTTTCGCATACTCTTGTAATAAAATTTTAGAACTGCCAACTCTGACATTTATGATACCATTATAGTATTCATCAGTAAGTAAAACTTCTCTGTCAAATTGTTCTTTAGCTTCTAAGTAACTGAGCATTCCTCTACTTTGACAGTAGTGCAGAATTTCTCTGGTGAACTGGTCTTCTCCAAGTTCTTTTACATCAGCATTCAAATGATCTGAAGAACCCCAATAGGTTCTCCAATCACTTTCTTTACTTGAACGCCGTTTGTTTTTTCTTCCTTTTAGTGGGGGTCTTGTAACCTTGAAACGTGCTAGTTTCTTTCCAATGTACTTCTGTTCATTAGTAAGATTAGTTATAAGATATACAAAACCCTCACAATCTTCTGGTAGTTCGTCAACAGGGTCGCCTCTATAAGTCCACTGTGACATTAGTAATCTTCGTCTTCTTCCTCATCGAATAAAACATCTTCGTGTTCCTTTTCAATGCTCTCAGAACAGAATGGGCAGTATGATACATCATAGCTCCACTCATCCATATTATGAGATATTCTAAAAACTGCTTCACAACCGTCACATAGTATTTCTTTCCTGCTCATTAACTACCTTACCTTTTATTATGCGGCGTCATAAACGTCATCCCACTTACCTGTCAAACCAGCAACCTCATATTCGGTTACTCTGTTCTCAAAGAAGTTGGTGTGGTCTGCGCCGTTAAGTACCCACTCCAACCAAGGTAAAGGATTGTCTTTTACTTTATAATTACCCTTGAGTCCTAGTTGCAAAAGTCTTCTATCAGTAATGTATCTTACATACTGTTTAACTTCTGATTGTTCTAGTCCTTCAATGTCACCTAGTTTGTATGCCAAGTCAATGAAGTTATCTTCTAACTTCACAGCCTGTCTTGCCATCTCATATATATGTCCCTTAAATTCGTCATCTACAATACGAGGATGTTCTGCACAATATGCCTTGAATAGTTTTGCAATACCCTCAACATGAATTGATTCGTCACGAATACTCCACTCAACTACCTTACCCATACCTTTCATCTTACCGTAGCGTTGAAAGTTCAACAACATTACGAATGATGCAAAGAGGGCGACACCTTCATTCATTACAGATTTTGCCATTGTAAGTCCAAGTCCACGAACAGTGTTTGGATCACTCTCCATCATAAACTCAATCTTATCTGCCATCTCTGTATATTCTAGGAAGGCATGATACTCGGCATCAGATAACCCAAGTGTCTCATTAAGAAGTGCATATGCACGTTGGTGAATAGCTTCTCTATTTGCAAAAGAACCAAGCATATTCCGTACTTCATTGTTCTTAAACTTTGGTATAAGTTGGTCATAATAGTTCTGTCCTACTGCAACATCAGACTGTGTAAACAATCTTAGAATGTTTGTGATGTATTCTTTTTCAATTGCACTTACCTTACCAGATTTCCAATCTGCAACATCTTCAGACAAGTCAAGTTCGTCTTCAATCCAGTGAACCTTCTCGTGTCTTGTTGTAATTTCAACTGCCCAAGGATAGTGGAATGGTTTGTATGTTTCTGAGAACACCATCAACCCACCACCTTTCTTTTTGACAAAAGTATCTGCAACTGCAATAAACTGGTCGTATGTACCAATCAGTTTGTCATCAATAAAGATTTGTGGTACTGAACGAGCATTCGGTACACGTTGATAAAAAGCAAGACGCTCTTCTTCGTTATCCATACGATGTTCTGTATATTCATATCCATGAGAATTAAACCAGTGTTTCGCTTTCTCACAGAATGGACAATTTGATTTACTATAAATTTCTACTTTCATTTTTTTACCCTTGACAGTTAATGCAGTCATCTTGTGTTTCTGCTTCCATTGTTTGTGTTTCAAAATCTTTCAATGCATCACGAGCAACCTTCAGTGATACATTCTCTGCACGTTGAGAAGTCTCTGTTCTCAAATAGTAAAGACCTTTAGTCCCTAACTTCCATGCAGCAAAGTGACTACGATGTAAGTCTTTCTTATCTGCCCCAGCAGGGAAGAATAGATTTAGTGATTGTCCTTGACAGAGATATTCTTGTCTGTCTGCGGCTTGTTCCACCAACACCAATTGATCAAGTTCAATCGCTGTTTTGAAAACATCTTTGACTTTTTGTGATAGGAAGTCGAGGTGTTGTACCGAACCGCCATTTGTAATAATATCTGACCAAACATCTGGATTGTTTTTTCCAACCTTACTTAGTTCTTCTTCCAAGTATTTATTATAGACCAAATGAGAGCCTGCACGAGTACGGTGTGTATATGCATTCGCTTTTGCTGGTTCAATAGATGGAGAAGTAGAAACAATAATACTACTATTGGCATTAGGTGCAATCGCCAGTAAATGTGCATTGCGCCGACCAGTACCCCTCATATCAGGAGCCTCGCCCCTTTCTGAACCCATAATTAGTGTTTCCTTCACTGATGTATCTTTGATGAATTTAAACACTTCACGATTCAATTCTCGTGCTTCTGGCGAATCAAATGCAATTCTCTTCTGATGTAGAAGTGAATGCCATCCCATTGCACCTAGTCCAAGACTTCTTTCTTGGGTTGCTGAGTAGCGAGCACGTTGAATTTCATCGCCTGCGTTATCAATGAAAAACTGTAGTACGTTGTCAAGGAAGCGAATAAGATCACCAACAAGATTTGTAGATTTCCATTCATCGTATTTCTCCAAGTTTAATGAAGACAAACAACAGACGGCAGTTCTATCTTCTGATGTGGGCAAATGGATTTCATTACATAGATTAGAACCATGTATCTTTAATCCTTTCGCTTTCATTGTGTGTGGTAATGCACGATTAGCAGTGTCAATGAAGTTTAGATATGGTTCACCTGTACGATAGCGTACTTCTAGGATTTGTTGCCATAACGTCCTAGCAGGCATTGTTTCTCTTACAGTTGCATCATTCGGGTCTTTCAAGTCCCACATCTCATTGCGTTCTACTGCCCGCATGAAATCATCTGTGATATTGATAGCGTGATGCAAGTTTAAGTTCTTACGATTGACATCACCTGTAGGTACACGCATATTTAAGAACTCAATAAGGTCTGGGTGTGATACATCCATGTATGCAGCGTAAGAACCTTTACGAGTTTTGCCTTGACGATATGCAGTCATGTCTGCATCTACCGTATGGAGAAATGGCATTGGCCCAGGCGCCTTATCTGAGATAGCACGAATATCACTCCAGTGTCCACCGACACCACCACCTTTAACAGACAACCAACGCAACTCAGCAGAGTGGTCGATTAGTCCTTCAAGTGAATCTGGAACATAAGTCAAGAAGCACGAGATAGGTAATGCTTTTGCTTTCTGCCCTGGCGCTGGTGCATTTGATAATACTGGTGATGCGAACATAAACCAGCCTTTGGATACTGCATCATAGATACGTTGAGCGAGTGCTAAGTCTCCATCACAATATGCGACTGAGGCACGAGCAAATGCTTGTTGTGGTGAATCTTCGTTGTCATTACAATAATAGTCTTTTAGAAGTTTGTATGCTTGTTCTGATAATTCTTTGTCTCTTGATTTTTCTATTTTGATACCGAGGTGGTCGAGACCATGTCTTTCCTCAGTCTTGGTGAAGGGTACGATAACTTCTGCCAGACTTTTCATATTTTTTTCTCCATTTTTCTAATATGTCCGTTTCCACGAATTGAAAACAGTTTGTGCTTTTAACCCCGAATGGGAGTTACTATGTATAATGCCAAGAACCTCTGCCTGCGTCATTCCAGAAAGAATCATGTCATTTATGTCTTTTTCTTTTATGGTATTAGGCCAAAGACAAACCTTATATCCTTCCTCAATGCATCGTTCAATCTGTCTACAAATCTCTTGATTTCTAGGTTCATTATCTGGCACGAGAACTGCTTTATCCTTAAACTGAGGCACACGCAAATCACTTTGAGCAACAGCAATAGCATTGCTTATGAATAGACTATCGAATGGCCCCTCTGTAACATATACGTTATCATTAGGGTTAAGTCTATCCATACCAAAGATTTTTGGATATTCAGTATCCAAAATTATTGTAATGTACTTCTGTTTTTCGTCACCGAATGATCGCCCTTGAAAAGCGAATATTTGTCCGTTCTCCTTTCTAAAGGGGATAATCATACGAGGATGATCTCCGTCCAATGAAGGGAACTTGTTTTGGACTTGAGTATTGGTGAACTCAAAAAATTTAGGACAGAAATATATATCATTCCAAGCATCTCTAGGCAGCGATCTATCAGATAAAAATTTGACAGCAGGATGATTTTTTTCAAGTTCTGCAAAAGTTTTTAGATCACCCAATCTACTTTTAAATTTAGGTGCTTTGAAATCGAACTGTGGTTTGGGAGTTTTGTATGCACCCTTGTAGGGCGTACCATTAGTACCTTCTTTGTACCGCTCCATCACATATTCTTTGTATAGGTTTGCATCTACAAACTCTATAAGTTTTGCAACGGTTGTACCCATAGCACAATTATGACATTTATAGAACAAATCATTTTTTGTTCTGTAAACGAAACCTCGTGCCTTGTTCTTTTTCTTAGATGAATCACCACAATAGGGACAAGAGAAATTCCACAAGTAATCCTTCTTCTTGGAGAAGTTTCGGAGTCTTGGGCCTATGAGAGAGACATACTTTGTATCAATATAATTCATAGTAACAATATACCAGAATTATATAGCAAAGTCAATAGATTTACATGAGTGCTGGAAGTATTTCCGTAAGGGCGAACCCTACTACAATCGAACCACCAATGATGACATACCGCCATTTTTCAAGTACACCTACTCTTGTGGATAGTTCTTCACGCAGTTTGATGAACTGTTGCGCCTCGTTGTGTCCATGTTCACGCATAGCATCAACCAGACGGCGTTCCATTTCACCCATTTGATTAGAAGTTTCTTTAGCATTGGATGTAATTCTGCTATGTAGTTCTTGTACGGTATTCTTGAATTCTTTTTCTTGTTCGTCCAAAGCTTCTTCCTGACGTATTAGTTTTTCTTCATGTACCGCCATAATGGTATGTAAAGCAGAAGATACGTCAGCAATTTTCTCAATTGCAGAATCCAATCTAAGATGGATCTGTTTCATTTCTGTGACTTCTCTTTTGAGAAGTTCAACTTCTGTATCTAGTGTTTTAACCGTTGCCATCTTCTAATTTCTTTATGCGAGTTTCTAGTTCATCTATCTTCTTTGTAACATGTGGATACTTCTTTCTCCACGCATCTTCTGGTTGTCTTAACCAATTCCAATTATATTTATGCACCAAGTAATCTAAACAACTGTCTAATTTACCATAACTCCAGATACCCATCTTAGTATCTTTGAAGTATGCAAGGAATGCTGCACCAAGCAACGCCCCAATTATACTGGTGTAAATCCAGAGTGTATCGTCAAACAATCCCATTATAGAGTCTCCGTATGTTTGATGTAGTTATCCATACCGTGGTCTTTAACACCATCCAAAGCACTACTTCTCCAACCTCTCCACTTATCCTTTACTGCTTGCCAGAATGTAAGTGTTCTAATATTACCATAGAAGTTGATGTATGTCAAGTCACCATGATGTTTATATCCCATCAACCATAATGGTACTCTTGTTACGATATCATTGTTGTTTACAACTCTTGTGTGTGGTGTCTGAATATTCTTTACAAACTTACGAGTACCAACACGAGGCGAACCAAATGTAAATAGTTCTTCAACAACTTGGGTTTCTTCAAATCTTGAACATGCAATAGTCGCCATAGCAGCACCTAATGAATGTCCAGTGATATAAAATTTCTTTTTAAGATGTTTACTTCTATGAGCAACAACTTGTTCCCATAACTTATTACACTCACCCACGAAACCAGAATGTACTAAACCATGTGTCATTGCACCACGAGG